GCTTGTTGGTATTGTTACGTCCATAATTAATATATGTTTTTTATTTGGGTTTTTACCTAATTGAATAAAAGCCTCTTTTGTTTTCTTTTAAATGAATTAAAGCAGAATATCTTACAGCATCAATACAGTGATTAAACTTATCTACAGGCTTACCAGTTTTGTTTCCGTTTCTATCTACTGCCCATTTATAGTTCTTAAATTCTTTAATTAAATTAATTGAGTTATTTGTTAAATGTATTTTAAAGCGTTTTAATATGTCTATTCCGTTTCTGATACTATCAGCACCTTTGACTGCTCCTTTTACGTTTAAACCCATTCTATAGAGTTCCTCGATACTCTTAGGCTCAGCACTATCGCAAATAATTTCATCTTTGCCTACTATGTCTTTAATTCTATTTGCTATATCCTGATTTGTTAGGTTAGTTTCGTGCAAGTGTTCCTTTAAATAAAGATTGTCATCTTGTTTATGAATAGATATTAATACGCTAGGGTCTATTGAATAACCGAAATCTAATCCATAAGAAACTAAACTAGCATTATCAGGAACTTTATCTGTATAGTGAAATTTAGTAAATATGTTATCTTTACTCTGTCCTATTTCTCCTAAGCCATAAACCCTCCAATAGTTTTCATCTAAGTCTTTTAAGCGTTCTATTTCGTGCCTTATTGAATCTTCTAGGTATGGATTGTCTAAGTAATTAGTTTGAAAGAAGTCAGCATCATTTCTTGTTATTACTTTGTCATATATCCAGTGGAACTCATCACTAGGGTTGTAATCTATTATTATCTTTTCTGTTGTTCTAAAGATAAGCTGTTGCCAGTCGTCATAATTTAATTCGTTTGCTTCATTGATAAATAATAAATCTCTTTTACGTCCTCTTACTTTCTGGGCTTGGTCAAGACTTATAAACTCTATTAGGTTTCCGTATAAGTGAAACTCTGAGCTACTTTTGTTATGCATCTCTACATTATAGATATTATGTTTTTTAAGTATAGTAATGAAGTCTCTTAATACTGTTCCTCTTAATGCTGGGAAAGTTTTACGACATATTGTTATGATCTTACCTTTGTTCTTGTTTGCGTAGTAGGTTATTATCCATAATAGAATGTTATAAGTCTTTCCAGACCTTGTTCCACCTTGTTCTATTATTATTTTCTTTTCAGAGTCTTTTAGGTGTCTGTAAATTATATTACTTGTTATTTTTGCCTTCAATTATAGTTACTTCAAAAGATGTTGGTGCTTTATCATCATATACATTTTCTCTACGTTTAATCTGAAACTTACAGGCTTCAAGTCTAAGTCTTTCGTTCTTGCTTCGCATTATACTATGTAGTCCATCTTCAGCTACTTCAAAACTTTCGTCTAATATATCGTTTAATTCTTCTATATTCTTTTCAGCTCTTTGCCTTACTGCCTGTCTTGTATAGCCTATATCAAATTGTTTTCTTATAGCTCTTGCTGTTCTAGCATATAACCCAGCATTCTCCCTTAGTATTGTGAAGAACTCTTTATCTGATATTTTTCTTGTTTTTGACAATTTGTGACTATTTATTTATTTTATTTATTTGAGCGTGTAGATAGTTGTAAACTTCATCTCTTTATTGGAATATAAAGCACTTTTTATTTAAGCTATACACGCATATGTTCTTTCTTTTAATGTTATTCTTTTTCCTTTATACATTCCAGCACCTTGTTTATCTATTTCGCTAAATGATAAAATTGGCTGCGTCAAATTACTTTCCATTTTCTTATCTATAAAATATATGTATCTTAACTGAAAACCTTTTAATTGTTTCCACCCTTCTTTTCTAGGATTAATCATTTTATGATATAATTGCATATCTTGCATTTGTATTCTATTTTTTTCCCATAAAGAAGTATTGTTTTTAATACCTACCAATTTAAAACCACTAGCTCGATATATTGTTCCATCTCCACATTGAGTTCCATCTGCAAAACTTATTACCCATTTTATTTGAGGTGCATTTTTTTTAATTAACTTCATACTAATTGCAATACATCTGCTCTCTGAATATTTTGGTAAATAGTCATCAAATGCCATTCTATTTAATTCTATAAATTCATTCCACCCTGTTCCCTCTACTAAGTTAATTGTGCCTTTTTTATTTATACTAGGTCCAAAACTCATTACTCCGTGCAAACCTTTATCTAAAAAGCAGCCAAAATGCAAAGTGCTATTCGGAACAACTTTATTAGAATAATGATGTTTCTTTATAAAAGCATTAGCCACTTTACTTGTTATTACTTTAACTATTATTTCCTTTGCTCTCCCCATTGTGTTGTTAATAAATATAAAGCATTTCCGTTACTGTTTTCATTTCCGTAAGTTTCTATATAATTAAATTCTTCAGTATGTTTAATATCTTCTATTGCGTTTTTTATATATTCAGCTTGTGCATCTGCAAGTGTTATAGTAATTTGTTGGAACGGTTCTTTATCTCCATCAGGTAAACTAAAACTATCACTTGTTTCTATATCATCTTCATTTTGCCATAAATCTAAACCCCATTCCTCTAACTGCTCATTATCCCATTCGCTTAACTGAGAATAATCCCACTCTCCAAAACTAGCATTATCTTTTATTATAAATTCTTTCTTTTGTTCTTCTGTTAAATTCTCTGCCTTAGTTATGTATACCTCTTTTAGTTTAAGTTCTTTACAAGCCTTTAATCTCATATTTCCACCCAATACCATTAGATCCTTATCTACAACTATTGGTCTTAGTTCTAGCATTTCTGGAAACTCTTTTATAGACTGAACTAAACCTTTAAATCTTTCATCTTTTATAATTCTAGGATTATCAGGATTGCTTTTTATTTTACTTGTTTTAATCTTTTCTGTTATCAACATAATCTAATAATACTTCATTGTTTTTTACTTTGCAGCCGTTTATATCTTTTATTTTAATTACCTTATCATTTAATAGTGTAATTTCATATAGTCCTACTTCATCAACTTTTAATAGTTTTCTTATTACTCTTCCTTTTTGCTTTTCCATTCTTTGCAACTTTCTTTCTCGCTTTCTTTGCATTATTTTCTTGTTCGTTTATCATGTCTTGCATAGCTGCTCTTTCTGCTGCTTCGTCTGCTTCTGCTTGTTTTATTTCTAAGTCTTCTAAGTATCTTGAAATCATACTTAAATAATTTCTGGAGCAAGTTTGACAACCCCAGTTAATATTCAGGCTTTTATCTATGTCGTAAAGGATCGGATTAAAATTTTCTTTTAACCAATTCAAATGGCACTTTCTAGGCAGTGTTTTTGATTTTCTATAAATTTCTATTACTTCTTTTATTGTCATAACTTTTTATAATAATCTTCTTTCTATAATTCTTAATAATAACGGTGCAACTAAAACTAATGCAGAACAGTCTATAATATTAAACAGGCTTAAAAAATATACTGCTAAGCTACTCCAAACTGTCAGACAAAAAGCACAATTAAAAGGCTTCTTGTCGTACTTAATTCCAAACTTAGAATTTATATAATCTACATAAGTTGTTGTAAATGTAATAATTAATATTATAATTTCAAAATCTTTAATCATAAAATTCATTTAATTGGTGTTTATTTCTTATTGCTTCTTCCATTTTGTCTATCATTTTTAATAATGAGGTATAATGTATTTTACTTTTCTTTGCTATCTCAGACTTGTTTTTAGTCTTTAATAATTCTTGGAATAGTTTTTTATTAGCTCCTTTTAAATTGTTTTCTATTTCTTTAAATTTTTTTAAATCAAATTTTAAATTATTTTCGTTTTTTATCTCTTTTAATTCTTCGTTAAATCTAGGCTTAATATACTTTTTATAATAGTTTCCATTCTTAGATAAGATTTGATATACGCTAACCTTGTAAGTAAAGTTATATAATTTATCTTTTCTTTTTAATTCGTTAATAAAAGTAATTCCTCTTTCGTAAATAATAAACAGAACTTCTTGGACATAGTCATCTAAATAAGGAACTGTATAATGTTTTCCTATATTCTCAATATAAGTGCTTAATTCTTTTATCTCTTTAGTTTTCACTTTTGCAAATATAGTATATTTTTTTAATCACTTTTTATATTATTTAATTCACTTTTCAAGAATGATATGTTTGTTCGTATTGCATCAGCTACACGATAACCAGCAGTCATAAGTCTGCGAAGGTGATAAATCTCAGGCACTTCTACATTAGCTTTGTTAGTGGCTCTAGCTACGCTTTTTCCTTTAGATACTTCAGTATGTATAATCTTTTCAAAGTGCAAATGATGTTGGCTTCTGATTGTTTCTAAATAGAATAAGTTTGTAGTTAAATCTTTTAACATTTCATTCAAATAAAAACCATTTGTCTTATCAATTTCAATTTCGTTGTACTGTAATATAATATTAGTAATATTTTCTATTGTTTTTACCATAATCTAAGTTGTTGTTTATGTTGATTAATTCTTTTTATTGCAGCATCAAAATATTCTTTGTCTAATTCGCAGGCTGTTAAATCATATCCTAAGTTATGACAAGCAATAGCAATACTTCCACTACCCAAATGAGTATCTAATATCTTATCTCCTTCCTTTGCGTAATTCATTAAAAGCCATTCGTAAAGTTTAACAGGTTTTTGTGTTGGATGTATTTTACTATCACAATGATTAATATAAGCGTCTGCCCTACTATATTTGAAAACTTTAAAAGTGTTTATATTTGTTTTGGCTAACTCTCCCTCTTTAAAATTACCACTATTACCCTTATACCAAATAACAACTCCCTCATCATTTACATAATTAAAATAATTACCTCCCCAAATGATATAATTTTTACTTACTCTTTTTAATTCTTCAAAATATTCTTTTTTAGGTATTTCGTTATCCCATTCTGTTTTATAATACTCTTTATAAGTTCCTGCATTTTTTGTAAATCCTTTTTTATTACTTAAACCCTCTTGCACTTTGTCTTGATTTATACCATAAGGAGGGTCTACTATTGCTAAGTCAAAGTGATTATCTTCATATCTTGCCATCAACTCCATATTACATTCGTTTGTTATCTTCATAGTAATTCATTTAATTTAGCTTTATATTCAATAATCATTTCTTGTAATTCTACATTATTAAACTTCTGTAATTGTCTTGACTTAAAGATTAATGCTTCTACATCTACCCCTTCTTTTTTTAATTTTTCTCCGAACTTATACTGTTCCCCATATTTAAAAACATTACAGCCAACACATTGTACCCTACAATTATCTTCACTCCATCTTGTGTTTAAATGTTTCCTAGATTGAAAATGTCCGTTCTGCATCTGTTTAATAGGCTTTACAGCTCCACAAGTATAACAAGCTACAAGTCCGTTCTTAGAGTATTTATGTCTTATGTATTTGCTAAAAACAGCATCTAAATCTTTCTTTAATTTGCTTACAGATTTTTTCTTTAACTTCTTTTTCATATCTTAATAAAATTAATAAAAATATTATAACTACTCCATCCATTTGTAAATTATTAACATTCCTAATATAAACAGTCCTATAATTGTAATCATTTTTTTTAGTTTTTATCTTCGTAAAGCCAGTATTTTTTTACCTTTTTTTTCTTTTCTCTGTATGTATAATTTCTTTCTTTAGCTATAATAATTCCAACACATAAACCCATTATGAATATCATTAAACAGCATATAATTATTAAATATATCAAAACTCGTTTATTCTTATTAGTTTCTTAACTTGTTTTTCTAAAGATATTATTTCTAATTTTTGTTTTGAATAAAGCAACTTTATGTCTCTATTTTCGTTTATTAGTTCTCCATTAAATTCATCTAAATATCTAACTAAATTAATCATATTATTCATTCTATCTAATGCTTCTAGTCCTTTTTCTTTGCTTTCTCCTTTACGATTTTTCAGGCTTTCAACAGCTTGATGTATTAAAATTGTAAATTCATTTCTTATGTCTATTTGTTGTATTATTTCCATAGTCTTAATTGTTGTTGGTGTTGTTTTAGTCTTTTCATAGCTGCGTTAAAATACTCTTTATCCAGCTCACAAGCAGTTAAATCATAACCTAAATTATGACAAGCAATAGCTATTGAGCCACTTCCTAAATGAGTGTCTAAAATCTTATCCCCCTCTTTAGCGTAATTCATT